CTACCCAGAGTCAGGAAGAAAAAACTCATCACAGTCATTCACTCCAGACGTAACATATGAGTCTGAGTACAATCGTGTAAACAAATACAGGATTTTAGAAAGATTTACAAAGATAAAAGTTCCATTTTATAGAATATTCAATAAACAGGATGGTTCAGAAGTCATACTAGACATACAGAAGTATGAGGACTTTTTAGCTTCTGAAGATGCTCAGCTATTAATAAAAGCTGAGATGATAGAAATTATTGAAGTTATGCAAACAAGAATTAAAGTCTCAGCAACAGCAGGTGATTTGTTGTTGTATGAGCAAGTTTTAAATACAGACATATATCCGATAATACCAGTTCCTAATATATGGACAGGAACTCCTTATCCAAAGTCTGATATATCAAAGGTCAAAGATTCTCAGAGACTTTTGAATAAGCTTTTCTCTCTCACTCTCTCCCACGCACAGGCTTCTGCTGGACTTAAGTTAATGGTTCCAGAAGGCAGTGTGGATGATTTGGGGCAGTTGGAACAGGATTGGGCTAAGCCTAATGCTGTAATACCTTATAACCCAGAGTTTGGTGCACCTCATTTCCCTGCCCCACAATCACTTTCAGGAGAGTTTTACAATTTAATGAGCAGAATAGAGCACTACATAGATTTAAGTTTCGGTATCCCCGAGCTAATGCAGGGTTTCAAAGAAGGAGCACCTGAAACAGTTCGTGGTACTGCGATGCTTGCCGAAATGGGTGAGACTCGTGGAAAATCAAAGTTAAGAGATATCGAAGGAAGTTTGACCAGATTAGGTAAGAGTTTGTATAACCTAGCAAAAGGTCATTATACTTACGCAAAGACATTTAGAATTGTACAACCTAATAACGACATTACGGAGTTTACGGTTAATAATATGTATGATGATAGAAGTCAGGAAATTAATGCCATTACAAATGACATCACCGTCGGGCATTATGACGTGAGAATTATATCCGGTTCTACTTTACCTTCAAACAGGGTAGCTGAATACAATATGTACCTTGAAGCGTATAAGATGAATCTGGTAGATGATGTCGAGGTTCTGAAGAAAACAGAAATCTTTGACAAACAAGGTGTCTTACAGCGAAAGGGTCAAATGGCTCAAATGCAGTCTTACATTCAACAGTTAGAAGAGCAAGTTAAGAAACTTAGTGGAGATTTACAAACCGCAGAACGTGAAACAATGAGTTCTCGTAAGCGGGCAGAAACTGAGAAATTCAAAAGCAGGCTTAATGAAATTCAAAATGATACCAAGTTCAAAACTAAGGTTCAAGTTGATAATCTAAAACGAATTGTTGATTCAGAGACTCAGGCTGTAAGCTAATGAAAACAGACATAGTGGGGACATTTCCCGGTTCTGCTTTTATAGACATCTGTAAAAGGTGATGCTAAACTAAAAGAAATCGGAGAAAAAAATGGAAGACACTATACACGATAATACTACAATAGAAGGTGTAGAAGGCGAAGTTTTAGAGACTGTTGTTGAGCCTGAGCAAGTGGGTACTTCACCACAGGAAAATGTGGAAGAGCAGGTCGTAGATGATGCTAAAAAGTTTCAATCAATGTACGACAAAAAAGCCGCTGATTATGACAAGCTTAATAATGAACTCGAGGAACTTCGTAAGTATGAACAACTAGGAAGGGTATTGCAAGATAGACCAGATGTTGTTGATGCTATGAGAAACACTTTGAGTGGTAATACGGCTAGTAAAGAAGAAGCTCCAAAAGTGACAGAAGATTCTTTTGACCCTTGGGAAGCTTATTACAAACCGGGTTCTCCTTCATATGAAATGAGGGTAGAACAAGAAAAGTCTGTAGCTCAGCAAGCTGTTCAAGAACAGATGGCTGGGTTCCAGCAACAGATGGCGATTAACAACCTTAAGCAAGATTTGGCTACTAAACACGGTATATCAGACCCGAATATGGCAGATGACTTCATACAGTTTGCAACTACACCTAGGGAGGAACTCCCTTTAGATATGTTAGTTGACGTATATAGAAGATATAAAGGTGGAGAAGAAAAGGTATCACCGAATTTAGAGGCTGTTCAGAAGACTCAAACAATTCCAACTACGGCTGGAGTGGTTCAAGGGTCTGCACCTGAGCAACCAAGTGAGTTAGATGATGTGTGGAAGGGTGTTATGAATATGTCACATAAAAGTAAAATATAAACAAGGAGTCCTAAATGGCAACTTACAATCAAGGGATTGTGAATGTTGGTGACCCGGGTTCAGCCGCTTCTGGCTATCATACTCGTAGGTTATTTAACTTCTCAGACCGTGTGGCGGACTTGGCTCCAGACGAATCACCATTTTTCGTGTATCTTTCTAAGGTAGCTAAGGTTCCCACCGATGACCCACAATTCCGATTTTTAGAGGACAGGACAAAGGTTTCTATGACAGACAGAGGGTTTTTACTCGCTGGTTCTCACAGTATTCCTGCGGCTGGTTCTACTTTAACATATTCAGTTGATACTTCTGGCGGTGCGTCAGTAGATTGGCTGGTAAAGGGAATGGTTTTTGCTGTAGATTATACAGAAAACAATTCTCCTGAGACAATCATTGTTCGTGTTGAGACTGCTCCAACAGACGCTGGTTCTACTAGTACATTTACAGGTAGGACAATATCAGCTATTGATGGTGCTGAAACAGGTGCGGATAATGCAAAATGTCAAGTAATTGGTACTTCATACGCTGAAGGTACTGGTGCTCCAGACGTTTTTTCTGAAGAGCTAGATAATGATTTTGGTTACACCCAAATCTTTAAAACAGCTTGTGAAATGTCTAACACTGCTCGTGCTACTCATTATCGTGGGTACGCAGATGAGTTCCAAAGAATTTGGAATCTCAAACTTCGTGAGCATAAAGTAGATATTGAACGTGCTATGCTTTTTGGTCAACGTGCTAGTCAGAATGGTATACAGTACACAGAAGGTATATGTGGACACGTTATTAAAAACGGAACTTCCGTTGTTAATGATGCGGCACTATCTTACAGTTCTGGTGCTCCATACTTTCGTAGTTCAACTGCGGCAGAATTAACATACGACAGAATTCTTTCTGATTTCGAAGTTGTATATGACCCTGCTCGTGGAGGAACTGATAGTAAGCTAGCTCTTGCTAGTATGCCGGTTCTATCATTCTTTAACAAATTAGGTAAGGATTCATTTTTACATACTTCTATGGCTTACAATAGCAATGAAGCTCTTGCAAATGATGATGTCCCTAATCAGTCTGCCTTAAGATATAATATGGCTGAAAAACAAGGTTCATATGGTCATAGAATTTTATCTGTTGATACTATTCATGGAACAATGAACTTAGTTAAAGAGCCTTTGTTTAGGCAATTTGCTTCAGGTTTCTTAATGATGGTTGATTTAGACCACGTAGCTTATCGTCCGTTAGTTGGTAATGGTGTTAATCGTGACACTCAAATACAAACTAATGTTCAATCTGCTGACGAAGACCTTCGTAAAGATATGATTATAACAGAAGCTGGCTTAGAAGTATCTCTTCCAGAAACTCATTACCTACTTAACTTAGAAGGAGTTTAATAATGGCTAGAGCAAGTTACTTAGAAGAAAACAGTGGTTCTACTTTTGGACTTAAGAAAAAAGTAGAGAAAATTACTGCCGCTAGAACATTGACAAATAACGACAGTGGAAAAGTCTTTATGTGTGATTCTGCTGGAGGAGCTTATGAGATTACTCTTCCAACTGCATCTACGTGTGAAGATGGTGTTCATTACAAATTTATTGTAGAGGAAGAAACACCAACTGGAGATATTACAATTGCGGCTGGTAGTGCTATTGTTAGTTTGGTAGCAAAAGATGCTGGTGGTGATGCGGCTGTTTCAACAGCTGGAACTCAGGTGTCTAATGTTATACTAGATACAACTGCACAGAAAGGTGACTACGTTGAACTTATGTTCGTAGCTGGTGAGTATGTTGGTAGTTCATTATCTGGTATCAATAACGGTATCCAAACATCATAAACTGAATTAATAAAGTTAACAGTAATTAGAACTGTGGGGGTTATCGTATAAAGGGTAGCCCCCAAATCTAAAAAAGGAAAATATGAACTGTATACATTGTGAGACTCCAAACCCAGAAAGATGGTTTTACTGTAGAAGCTGTGGTAACAAAGCATCTGAAGCTTTATATACTACAAATTTATTTATGATGAGTGAAGCTGGTAAAAGAAGTGATATAGAGTTTTCCACAATGAGTATGGATTCTCATGTTGAAAAAATTTCAAAAGAGAAGAAAGAGAGAAGTAATAAAATTTGGAAAGAAAGAGTAAGAAAAGCGGGGATTAGTTAATGGCTAATTTTGATGTACAGATACAAGATTTAATTGGAACTTTCTCAGACCAAGATGCTATGGATGATTTTATGACAGCTGGCTGTAAAGAGATTATAAATGCTCTTCCAGACTCTATGCTTTATAAATGTTTAGATAAAACAACATTGGATAACTCAACCTCAACTTTGGTCAATGTTGATACTTACGGTAAAATTGTTACTGTAGTCAGAGAAGAAAGTGATAGCTCTGGTGCTGTGTTTAGACCGTGTAGGTACATACCACCTCATAAAAGAACTGTGGTAAAAAGCGATACGGTAGATATGGAGTATGCAAAAGCCACAGACCCAGCATATACAATCTATGATAATATATTAGAAGTTTTCCCTACACCTACTTCTGCTCAGGTTGCGGAAGTTCAGTATGTTGTTTTTCCAACGGTTGACGCTAGTGGAGTCAGTACTATAGCTAATTTCCCAAATGAAGCAGAGCATTTAGTTGTTTTATATGCAAGTATAAAAGCATTACAACAATTAATGACAACAAAACATAGTGATACTGATATAAATAATGCATTATCAAAGCTAACTGAAGCTGTCTTACAAGCTAGAACCGCTGTTGAGAAATTTGAATATTGTTCAAGCAGAATTATCTAGGGCACAGATGCATTTATCAGAGTGGGTTGGTATTGGAGATATGAGGGTAAAGGAAGTTAATGCAAATTTATCAGAGGCTCAAGGATATGCAAATGAGATACAATCACGCTTAAGTGTTAATGTAACTGAATATGGTTGGTATGAAAAACAACAGGCAAAACTACAACAAGATTATGATAGAGGACTAGCACAGCTAGTAAATTAATATGGCAGTACATTCAATAAGCGTAAAAGAATTAATAAGTAGGGTAAGGTTAGTTTTTCCAAGTGCCCCAGAAAATTATATTTTAAATTTAATAAACGATGCTTTGGTTGAAATAGGAACTCATAAAGTAAAAGTTGCCCATGCTAAGATAACAACTGTTGCAGATAGAATGTATTATGATTTAGCTGATGGAGCTACTGATTCAAGTAGTAATGCATTAGAAGCAAATCAAGTATTGAGAGTTTATGTAATGGATAATGAAGGTGACTATATACAGATACCAAGACTAGTTGATAAGAATTTATTACTAGCTGATATAGCAAGTGAAACAAACGTAGATAAACCGGATTAATTATGGCAAGTAATATAAAATACCCAGAGAATCAAGCTATGTACTTTATTGAAGGAGATAAGCTTGCGTTGATAACTAAAGTAGATTCCAGTGGAAATGGAAGAACTAGCTCTAGAAAGCAATGGAAAGCTATATCTGAAGCTGTTACCGATGGTATATTAATACATTATTACTCAGAGCCAAATAGTGTTTCTGCTGTTACGGATAATCTAGATATAGACAATGCATTAGAGTTGTCGGTGGTAGACTACGTTAAAAAATGTTTATATATGGATAAAGCTGGAACTTCATCAGATGCTGGAGTTGCACAAGCTTCTATGGCTATGGCTAATAAACATGAAAGAAATTTTAAAGAAGCTGTACAGAGATATGGCGTAAGGAAAAAAGATAAAACAGGCGGAAGCAGGGTAGTTAAGGTTCCAAATTTAGTTTAACCAATATAGATGCTTTTAAGCGGTGGCGGAGGAATATAGGATAAATTATGTCAAACATTAATAAATATACAACAAAAGAAGTACTAAATAAAGTACTCCTTGATTCTTCAGGAGATGCGGTAAACGCATACTCTCACACATCGCAAGAAGCTTTAAACACAGCTTTAGACGCTACAAACAATAGATTAAACGTATCTCTTAAAGGTGGTACAATATCTGGAGATGTTACCATTGCAGGTGATTTAACTGTACAAGGTGATGGGTCTGGGACTTACGATGAAATAATAGAAGGAAATTTGCAAGTTGGAAATTCTTCAACGGCAGATTCTAATATTGTCATAGAATCAAGTTCGAGTGGAGACCCAAAACTTCAATTTACAGCAACGGCTAATAGAAATGGATTAATTGACTTTGTTGAAGGTAGTACATTACAAGGTGCTATTGTTTATAAACATAATGGCGACACTCTTGGGTTTAGTACAGGAAGTACAAATAGGACTGAAAGATTTGTTGTCAATGAGACAAGTAGTTATTTTACATCGAATGTACTTGTGGGACTAACAACAGCAGATGCTTTACTTGATGCGGCAATTACACCAGCTCTACAAATTGAAGGCACAACATCAAGTGGTTCTTCATTAAGTATATTTAGAAATGACAATGGTTCTTCTGCTCCGTATTTAATTCTCGGTAAATCAAGAGGAACAAGTATTGGCTCTGATACTGCTGTACAAGACAATGACCAATTAGGTCAAATTGCTTTTGTAGGTGCAGATGGAACTGATAGAGTCACTCCGGGTGCAAGAATATTTGCAAGGGTAAATGGGACTCCGGGTAGTAACGACCTACCAACAGAATTAGTATTTGAAACAACTGCTGATGGAGCATCGGCTACTACTGAA